TATCCTAGAACTTATGGTAATAAACCACCTGAAGGATGTACTCAAACTGATGAGAATAAATATTGGAGTTTTGTTCCAGAGTTGCCTATGCCGGAATTAACTGATTATGGGAAGAAAATTGCTTTAGGAATATAAAAAAATTTGAATAGAATAGGTTAAATTAGATGGTATCAATATAGTCTTCCAGGAAGTCACTGCTATTTTTAATTTTTTTAATTTCTCCATTTTTAAATTCAATAAATTCAATAATAGTTTTCTTATTTAATTCATTTTTAGGTTCTGAAACATACTCAATTTTGGTATAAATACTACTCATATAAAGTAATCCTATAATTTCCGAAATAATTGTAATACCCGATACAATATTAATTATACCTAAAATACATTGGAATAATATAATTACTCCACAAAAACACATAAATAATTTGCTATCGTATTTGAAATCTCTAATATGCTTTTCTATCTTTTCATTTTCATCAAAAAGTAATTTCTGTAATTCTTTCTGCTTAGAAGTTATAGCATTTTCCAATTTATTAAGTTCACTCAGATTATGAAGAAGACCTCTTTGATATGTCGAACTTTTCTCCATTTTTTCATTATCTTCTTCTAAACTTTCTTTTTCTGACTTCAAAGTTTCTACTTCTTGAAGCAATTCTCTATTTTTATTATTCAATTCTTCATTTACTTGAATAATATAACATTCAGTTGGATTATTAGAAGAATTGATATTTTCCTTATTTTCCTTGTAAATATTAATATGAATTGGGTTTTCTGTATCCATGATTATTTATTAATACAAATAATATTATTAAAATTTCAATTTTAAAAATGAAATCAAACAACTTGAATTAAGTTTTTCTGTTTTTTCAAATTTTTATAAATATCTTCATCATATGAATAGATATTACAATTATAATTTTCGCAATCGAAATCACTTCTTGGTAAGTTCTTATAAAATTTTATATTATCTTCTAATATTTTTTCAGCTAGTTTATATTTTATATTATCACTTTTTTGACAACACCTAAATTTACAAAAATAAAAATATTTGAATTTATTCCATAAATTATTATATTTAATATTTTTATAAGTTTTCATAGCGTGAGAACCATAATTAGGTATTTTATTCCAAGGGTATTCATATGCTGCTAATTCAGGATAATATCTAGAAATAATATAAATAGTTTCTTTCCAATCATTGGGACTAATCAGTGGTCTAACTGAAATACAATATGTTATTTCTTCTTTATATTTGGTAATAAACTCTTGATATGACATTCTATTATTAATTGGTTCTCTTATAACAGAGTTTATATTTCCTTTTAATTTATTAATTTTGAGACTATATTTAGATAATTCTGATATATTATCAACATAATTTTGTTTTTTCATCCATGCAGATATTAGAGTAGTCAAAAGAGTAAAAATAGTAATAGATATTTTGACTAATAAATCTAGTGTTTTAAATTTTTCGTTATATTGAAATAGGGATATTGTGGAAGCAAATGAAGATAAAACAATAATACTCCATGCCCATAAATTCTCAATTTTCCGTAATTTAAAAGAATAAAAATGATAAATTAGACAACAATATGATATATAATCTCTCCAATAATTAACAACTTCTCGGTTTTCTTTATCCCATCCTTTATTATATTTATCTAAAGTGTATTTTATTCTTTCTTTTTTTAAGATAAATTTTTCACATTCTTTATCTATTTTATCTTCTTCTATATTATTACCTAAATTATCGTGTTTTACTTTTTTTTTTTTTGTTAGTTTTTCATTAATAGATAATTCTAAATTTTCATTCATAGGAATATAATAAAATCTATTTTTTATATAAAAATTGAAATTTAGTTAAAAAAATACCTAAATTAAGATTATAATGTATACTATTTATATTTTCCGAAGAGATTTACGATTAGAAGATAATTTAGGATTTCAATATGCTATGAATAATTGTAAAAATATTATTCCAATATTTATTTTTACACCAGAACAGGTAAAGAAAAATGAATTCAAATCCGAAAATGCTATTCAATTTATGATAGAGTCTTTAAAAGACCTAAATTCAAATTTAGAAAAACATAAATCCAAACTTTATATTTTCCAAGGAAATAACATTAAAATTCTTGAAAAAATACATACAAAATTAGGTATTAATAATATTGTGTTTAATGAAGACTATACACCATACGCAAAAAAACGTGATACTGACATAGAAAAATTCTGTTCTAAGAATAAAATTCAATGTCATAAAAATCATGATTATTTATTGGCTGAGATTGGTACATTTTTGAAAGCAAATGGTGAACCGTATTTAATATATACACCTTTTAAGAATAATGCTATGAAGTTTAAAATAGAAAAACCTAAATCTTTAAAAGTGAAGAATTTAGCAAAACCTAAATTATTGGATGACGGATATATTTCAAATCCGGTAAATCCAGATATTTTAGTTTGCGGTGGGAGAGTAAATGCCCTAAAACAATTGAAATTAATAAAGGAACAGAAGAAATATAATGATAATAGAAATGAATTGAGTATTCCAACAAGTCAATTATCAGCATATATAAAATTCGGTAATATATCAATTAGAGAAGCATATTGGGCTATTATAGATAATTTAAGTATTAAGAATGATTTAATTCTGCAATTAATTTGGAGGGAGTTTTATTATTATATTGCCAATTATTTTCCCCAGGTCCTAAATCAAGAGAATTTCAATCCTAAATATAATAATGTAAAATGGAATAACAATTCTAAGTTGTTTAAGGCATGGTGTGAAGGTAAAACTGGAGTTCCAGTGGTGGATGCTGGTATGCGACAACTGAATAAGACGGGATATATGCATAATAGAGCAAGACTTATAACGGCAAATTATCTAAATCGTATTTTAGGTTGTGATTGGAGATTAGGTGAAAAGTATTATGCTAGTCAATTAACTGATTATGATCCAAGTGTAAATAATGGAAATTGGCAATGGATTGCTTCTACTGGTGTTGACCCTAAACCATATTTCCAGAGATTATTTAATCCTTGGTTACAGAGTAAAAAATCTGATAAAAATTGCGAATATATAAAATTTTGGATCCCCGAATTAAAGGAAGTTCCAAATAAAGAAATTCATGAATGGGAAAAATATTGCGATAAATATGATTGCTATATTAATCCAATTAGAGATTATAAGGAAGGTAGAGCAGAAAGTGTGAAAATGTATAAGGCAGTTTTATGATTAACTGCCAATACCATAAGGCAGTTTTATGATTAACTGCCAATACCATAAGGCAGTTTTATGATTAACTGCCAATACCATAAGGCAGTTTTATGATTAACAGCCAATACCATAAGGCAGTTTTATGATTAACTGCCAATACCATAAGGCAGTTTAGTAAAAAAATGATATTAAAATATATTTTTTACTAAAATGTATGAGTAGATATAAAGGAGGTACATATGATTCAAAATCAAAATTTTATAAATATAGAGATATAATTAAAGAACCTGTAAAATTGCCAATATTAGAATTGATATCTAGTATGGAAAATAAAATAAATAAAAAATATGGATTAAAAAAAATTAAAATTAATAAATAACTACAAACCTTTACGCCACTCTAAGAAAGGGTGCATAACTTTACTCCAATCCTCTGGTTTAAATTCTGCTTCAATATTATTCATCCATGATACTATATTAGAGTAATTTTCAATATTAACTAAATCCGATCTAACTTGTGAATTATAAATCAACATACAAGAAGATAAATCTGCGATAGTTAATTCTTCATTAACAAGAAATTTTTTATTTTCTAAATATGAATTTAGGTATTCTAATTTCTCAACCAATCTATCAATATCTTTTTGAATTGGTTCAGAATTCATAAATAGTCTTGGATAAATAACTTTTCCTACGTTCGTATTTAAGAATCCTAAATCCCAAAATAACCATTTATCAATTTCCATATTATTTACCGAGTCACCCGCCATATGTTTCAAAATCATTCTTGATTCACTTAATCCCATTCCATTTTCCATTTTAATAGTTGGAACAGTATGCATCGGATTAAGTTTGAGGAATTCTGGAGTCATATGGTCACCCTTTTTAAAATCTATTAAAACTTCTTTTATTTCTATATTTTTAATTAAACAATATAATCTAACTGCGCGGGCACCAGGACAAGCATTAATATAATATAAAGTATCGTACATTTTTATATATTTATAATAAAAAATTTATTTTTTTTAAACGAAATAAAAAATTATAATTAGGTTTCCACGTACCATTATCTAGTTATCAACATACCATTATCTAGTTATCAACATACCATTATCTAGGTCTCGGCATACCAGTCTCTATGAATAACATTATATAATACAGGTCTTTCCACATTTGATATATTTTCTCTTCCTCTGTGGAATATTCTTCCATCAAAAATAATGGCGTCTCCTAATTCAGTTTTGAACCTAAGACTTTCACAATTTTTATTTTTCATTTCAGAATATGTCATTTTATGTGTTCCTTTTATAAATTCAGGAGTTCCATTTTCATAAGTTAATGGAACTAATGGAATTAAAACCGTAAAATAAAATGGGTCGAATCGGTGAACCATAGCAGAATCATCATATTCTCCATATTCATTGGGATCACCGCAAATATTTACAGTATCTCTGTGCCATGGTCCATCATTAGATTTAATTGATGTGGTGAGTAATCCCCATTTTTGTTTCCTATTTTCTTTTTGAATAAAATTATCTAAAATTTCTTCCACATAAGTATTTAAATTTTTATTGGAATTTAATTTACATATATCATATCTACCTTTTACTATTTCTAAAATTTCATAATTATCAAAATTATATTGATTTTTATTTTTTATTCTTTCAATATCAAAATGGGATTTATATCTATATATGGAATGAGAATTACATTTTAATTCTTCATTATTTAATAATTTATTTAGATTGTATTCGAGTAATATTTGATATTGATTTAATTTTTCTATTTGTCTAGAATTATATAAATTTTTTAAAACAGCTACACCATTTTTTTTTAATTCATTTATAACTGAGTTAATTTCCATTTTTATATAAAATTCTTATTTTTATTTTTAAGTAAAAATTTTTAAACAAAAATTTTCTATATCTTTGAGATTATATTTTTTATCCAAATGATAAGTATTTAAATTATCATTAATTTCTATCTTAATTATATTTCTAGATGGGTAATAAGTGAATTCAAAATTATATTTGTTATAAAGTATATCTAATTCTTTTTTATCACAATTAAATAAATTTCTAATTAATAAATCATTGTATCTTAATTCCATAACTTTGTATAAAAAAATATCTTGTGGATATATTTTAGTAGAGTCATCAAAATTCTTAGTAATTTCCCTAGGAATAAATAAGTAACCATCGTAACCTAAATTTTTGAATAATTTCCCATGTTCACCAATAATATATGTTTTATCATCCCTAAACTCATCAAATCTTAATAAGTCTCCATATTTATATTGTGTTTTATTTAAAATTTCTAAAAGATTTTTAATATCGGAAATATGTTTCAAATTATCTATACTTTCATATTTAAATCCACCATAATCCTCTGACCTAAATTCCGATTCTAAAGGTAAATCAAATGGATCAATTAATACTTTAGGTTTTTCATTTGAATTCATTAATTATTATTTTTTAAAAATAAAATACTTATTTATTTTTAAATAAAAATATTTAAATTTATAAAAATTATGGTTTATGATATTTGTGAATTGATTTAATATTTTCAGTTTCCCATATGTTTCTAGCTAAGTGATATTTAGAATTATTGGGGTCAATACCACATTCTTTTAATGTTCTTTCTATTTGATACCAGAATGTATTTCTATATCTATACTTATTATATCCTAGTTTATAATTAAAACATATGTCTTGTTCTTCTAATTTTATTCTTAATAATTTATCAATACTACTAATTTTTTTAAAACCTTCTTTTTTAGCATTTTTATGAATTGTATGAATTTCTTTATTTGAACACAATATTAATTCAACATTATTATCTAGATTGACTAAATCTTTAATTGCTTCCTTTCTTTTTTCTTTATATTTTTTAATTATTTTATTTAAATATTGTTCATCAGCAAGATTACATTTTTTTAATTTACTTGATAAAGAATTTCTGCTCATAATTGCTAAAACTATATTTTCATTTAGTTTTTCTTTCTTAATATTTTGTCTAGTGACTGTTTTTGGGTCTTTACAATAACTCCCGAAATAGGAATTTTCCCAGATACATTTCTTTATAGTACATTTTTTTTTATATTTTTTATTACTCAATGGCAAGTGCCAAGCTGTCATTTTAGAACATTCTTCTTTGGTTGGTAAAGTATTTTTTTTTAGATGATTTATTATTTTTTTTGATTGATGAATAACTCATTTAAAATATTAATATATTTTTTTTATTTAAAATTAGAAGTTTTTAACTTATAATATGGATAGATTTTATAAATTATATAATTTTTTTATGCTTGATAATCTACTTTTTTATGACTTTTCCAGAAATAAATTAGAAAATATAGATTGTGTAAAAGTTTTAGGTTATTTTTTTATTTTAAAATGTGGATACGATTTTTATAATACTAGTAAATTGCTCGTTTGGGAAAGAGTAAAGAAATTATCAATAATTAAAGATAAAATAACTCAAAAAAGAAAAGAAATTATAGAAGAAATTAAAGAAGATTTTCGAAGAGAAACAAAAGACTTAAAAATAATACCTAAATTACCCGAATATGGTGTCCATATAGATAATATAGATGCCGAATTCCAAAATATGATTACTAAGAGGTCTATTGATTTTAAAAAAGGAAGAATGTCAGGAGCAACTTATTCTAAAAATGATGAATTAGATAAAGTTTTAGAACAATTATTTAAATATTTTAATAAATCTAATCCACTACATACAAATTTATTTCCGGCTGTAAGAAAAATGGAAAATGAGTGTATTTCTTCTATGATTGATTTATTTAATGGGAATGTTGATACTTGTGGTGTTTTTACTAGTGGAGGAACAGAAAGTATCTTAATGGCATGTAAGACTTATAGAGATTTGGCCAGAAAACAGGGAATAAAAAACCCCGAAATCTTGACTTCTACTACGGTTCATTGTGCTTTTAATAAAGCGTGTCAGTATTTTGATATTAAATTAATACAAATACCTTGTTTAAAAAATGGTAGAATTAATATGGTAGCATTATTAAAAAGTATTAGTGATAATACTATATTATTGGTAGGTTCTACTCCTAGTTATAATTTAGGTATTATTGACCAAATACCTGAATTGAGTAAATTGGCTTTGGAATATGGTATTTATTTACACGTAGACGCGTGTATAGGTTCTTTCCTAGTAAATTTTACCGATTTAAAATATGATTTTTCTTTATCTGGTGTAACTAGTATATCAGCCGATTTTCATAAATATGGACAAACACCCAAAGGTGCTTCCTGTATAATGTATAAAAATAAGGATATTATGAAACATCAATATTATGTAGATGTTAATTGGTCAGGTGGAGTATATGCTTCATCGGCAATGGCAGGAAGTAGATGTGGGAATGTTGTGGCTTTGTGTTGGGCAACTTTAATGTTCTATGGAAAAAATGGGTATTTAGAAAATTATATAAAAATAATGGAAATGAATGAACATTTAAAATTTAGGTTGTTAGAGGTAAAAGAAATATTTATTTATGGAGTTCCTAGATTAAGTATTGTTGCTTTAGGATCGGATAAAATAAATATAAATTTATTGGCTGAAAAATTAAAAGGGAGAGGTTGGAGTGTGAGTGTTATTCAAAATCCAACCGGATTTCATTTCTGTATAACTTCATATCATACCAAAGAAATTATAGATAATTTTGTAGATGAAATGAAGGAAATAATTAAAAATGATAATTTAAAAAAAGGCATTCCAAGTAGATGTATTTATGGGACAATGAAAAAAGTAAACGATCCTACAATAATTAAATCAGTTGTCTCTGATTATTTACATTGTCTAAATGGTGTTAAACTATAATTGGACAAGTATTTTCGTATTCGTATACTATTTTTTCCATTTGGAGTATATTTTTTTCTATAATAGAAAGTTCTTTTTCTAATCTAATCATCAGAAGAATTATTCTATTCAGAAATAAGCATACAAACATACCTACAAAAATCCAATTTGGTAATTTTATTTTAGTTAGTAAAACTATACTTATCATTAACAGAGATATCAAAATAATAATAATATAAATTTCAGGTGTGTAGGGCATAATTATTTTTTTTAAAAGGTTTATCAAATTTCAATTTTTTTTAAATTACTTTCTTCTAGATTTCTTAGATTTTTTTCCTTTTCTTAATGATTTGTTATTTCCTAATTTCATTGAATTATTATTCATTTTCATATTATTATTCATTTTCATATTATTATTCATTTTCATATTATTATTCATTTTCATATTATTATTCATTTTCATATTATTATTCATTTTCATATT